GAAAAAGCACTAGTGGAAGCTAGAGAGGGGTTACATAGCGAGCTTTTCCCTCCCAATGTCGATGACATCGAGAATTTAGGCAACGTTCGGTATGACCAAGGGTTTGAACCCGGCGGTATGGGCCAGTCAGAGCAGGCTCGTATATGGGAAGACTTAGCTGACGTGGCTTTTGATGAACCATCTCAAGCCGGTAGTCGCTGGGGTGAAGCAACACTTCAAACTGATCCTTGGCTAAGAAAAGTACCACCGGAGACACCTGTTTATGGTGAATTTCTATCTACAGACGACCTCGGCTTTAGGCACCTCGTAGATGAGTTGCGCAACGCTATCAACCCTGCATCTGGCTTGCCTAAGAACTTGCTCATTGACCCTGCCGACTTAGGCAAGCTCACAATGACTCAAGCGGTTGACCGTGTAGCTGACATCAATGCTTGGCGTGCCACACAGAAGGCTGAGGCCAACCAATTGATTGCCAACAACGCAGCTACGCAATTGGTCAAAGAGTATCCAGGGCAAGGGATGAAGTGGGTTGAGTTGAAAGTTCCTAAAGATAAGCCTCTTGTTGAAGGAGAGTACGACGATTACCTGAGCCAGTTACCGCAAGCTGTGCAAGATGACATATCAAACAAAGCTCACGAATTTGTTAGACGCACAAATAGAGGTATTGATGACGGTAGCGATGACTACATGTACGCCGTACAAGACAAAACAATTGACTTGATGAATGAGTACGCAAAAGCCAACCCACGCAAAGTCAGCAAAGAGTTAGAAGACGCCCTCAAGTATGAAGGCGACACTATGCAGCACTGCGTTGGCGGGTACTGTCCTGACGTTGTGGAGGGTAAGTCTCGTATCTATTCATTGCGTGATGATAAGGGCCAACCGCGTGTGACAATTGAGGTGAAGCCAGTGGCTCTTCCCAATAAGTTTTCTGATTTATGGGATGTTGCTATGAAGCACGTTTCTGAAGAATCTCCTGGATGGAAGCTCTTAGATCAGTATGGAGACCCTTACACTGCATTAAAAAGTCACTATGGCTCAAGAGTAGAGGACCCTGTAGAGGTAGTTAAGGGGATTTTAGAGTACTTCCCCGAGGCTTTAGATGCAACAATGGCAGACATAAATAATTTGTCTCCTAAAATCACCCAAATCAAAGGTTTCAAAAACAAAAAGCCTGCCGACGAGTATTTACCATTCGTGCAGGACTTTGTCAAGAGTGGCAACTGGTCTGACGTTCGTGATTTGAAGAACGCAGGTCTACATGATGCCAGGGTTGCCGGTAAGGCTATGGAAGGTCGCCCCGCGTTCATGACTGATGAGGAGCGTGCGGCGTTTAAGGCTGAGTTTGCCCCTAAACCTGAAGGCATGGCCCACGGCGGCTTAGTGTCAACCCATTTTGACCCAATTAAAATTCAACAGATCATTGCTAGGATGGATGATGACTTTGATCCTGAACGCATCCAGCAAATAGTTGCGCAACGTGAAAGTGCATATGCCTAAAAATACAGACCTGACCATTGAAGATGATGAAATCGTTGAGGTGGATGATGACGAGTCAGACACCGAGGATACTGATGACGGCGGCGCAATGGTCAAACTCAAGAACGAGGACGACCAACGCCAAAAGCAAGCGCACTTTGCCAATATTGTTGACGAGGTTGACCAAGCCGACTTGCAAGACGCCGTCACAGACCTGCTAGACAAGGTTGCCAAGGACAAAGACGCACGGCAGAAGCGAGACAAGCTCTACGAGGAAGGCCTGCGCCGTACTGGCCTAGGTGACGATGCACCGGGCGGTGCGCAGTTCACCGGCTCAACAAAGGTTGTCCATCCCATGCTGGTGGAAGCCTGCGTGGACTTCTCGTCACGAGTGATGAAGGAGATCTTCCCTCCTGGTGGCCCAGTCAAGAGTAAGATCCTAGGCGAGAAGGAGAAAGACAAGGTCGCCAAGGCCGAGCGCAAGACTGACTTCATGAATTGGCAGACGACAGAGCAGATGGTTGAGTTCCGTGGTGAGTTAGAGCAGCTCAGTACGCAACTGCCATTGGGCGGTGCGCAGTACCTCAAAATGATGTGGAGCGCCCAATACCTGCGCCCATGCGCTGAGTTCATCCCCATCGATGACGTGTATTTGCCCTTTGCGGCCACTAACTTCTACAGCGCCGAACGCAAGACCCACGTCCAGTATGTGACCAAGATGGAGTACCAGCGTCGGGTTAAATGCGAGATGTACATCGACGTTGACTTAGGCTCGCCAGAAGTGCCTGACTTCAGCAAGGCATCGATTGCCAACGACAAAATTGAAGGGCGCAAGGACACCTCCTACAACGAAGATGGGCTGCGTACCATCTTTGAGATTTACACCCACCTAGACTTTGGTGATGGGGTCGAGCCGTACATCATCAGTATTGACAAGACCAGCAGCAAGGCGGTGGCGCTGTACCGCAACTGGGAGCCTGAAGATCCTCGCCGTGTAGAGCTTGATTGGATTGTGGAGTTCCCGTTTGTGCCGTGGCGGGGTGCTTACCCCATCGGCCTGACCCACATGATTGGCGGCTTGTCAGGGGCAGCTACAGGTGCCTTACGCGCCCTGCTGGACTCCGCTCACATTCAAAACATTCCAACCCTGCTCAAGCTAAAGGGCGGTCCTGGTGGCCAGACGCTCAACGTCCAACCCACCGAGGTTGTAGAGCTTGAAGGCGGTGCGCTCATTGATGACGTACGCAAGTTAGCCATGCCGCTACCGTTCAATGGCCCTAGCCCTGTACTGTTCCAGCTGCTAGGCTTTGTGGTTGACGCAGGCAAGGGCGTTGTGCAGACCAGCTTTGAGAAGCTGAGCGATACCAACCAAGCACAGCCGGTTGGCACCACGATGGCCCTGATTGAGCAGGGTATGGTGGTCTTCAGTAGCATACACTCGCGCATCCATAGCTCAATGAGCCGTGTGTTTAAGATCTTGCACCGGATCAACAGCGCCTATTTGACCATTGAAGACATTGAAGCCCAGGCATCTGGTTTAGATGTCAAGCCAGAAGACTTTGACGGCCCAATGGACGTTGTGCCGGTAAGTGACCCGGCAATCTTCAGCGAGACGCAACGCTTTGCTCAGACTCAAGCGCTCATGCAACGCTCGGCCACCATGCCGCAGATGTACGACCAGCGCAAAATTGAGCAATTGTTTTTGCGCACGCTGAAGATCAGTGCTGACGATGTACTGCAACCAGCGCCCGGCACCGAGGACATTGACCCGGTGAGCGAGAACGTGGCCGCCACAATGGGAACTCCTGTTTATGTTCTGCCGCAGCAAGACCACATTGCTCACCTCAAAACACACTTGGCGTTTCTGAAGTCGCCGCTGTTTGGCCAGAACCCGGCCATCGTTAAAACCTACATGTTCCCGATGGCCACTCACCTGCGCGACCACTTGCTGAACTACTATCTGACTGAGGCTCATGAGGCAGTGGACGTTGCGCAGAAGAAGGACTTGATTGAGAAAGAAGCAGAGCAACAGGTCAAGGTGATTCTCAAGGTGCAAGAAATCATTGAGCAGCAGCTTAGCGGCTTTGCTCAAGAGTTGGCACAGATTGACCAAGCTGCTCAGCAGTTCAAACCTCAACCGCCTATGCCGCCAGACAGCAGCATGCAAGTAGCACAACTCAATGCGCAGTTGCAAGGCCAAGCGCTGCAGCAACGCACACAATCTGAGCAGGCAAAAATGCAGCAAACCGCTCAACTTGAGCAAGCAAAAATGCAGCAAGCTATACAGGCTGAACAAGTTAATATGCAACTTGAGCAAGCTAAGCTACAACTTGAGCAAGCTAAAGTGCAGCAAGATGCGCAACAGAATGCACAAAAGATGGCAGAAGACGCTCAGCAAACAATGCTCAAAGAGCAGTCAGAGAACGAGCGCACAAAGATCGAACTGCAAACCCGCTATCAAATGAACACCGACGACAACAACACAGCCCTGCGCTTAGCTGCAACCGAGCTAGCCACCGGCGAAAAGTTTGCCGTCTCAACAGGTACAGGCGTCAATCCCGGCACTTGACACACAGGAGAAACCACGATGAACAATACCCCCGCAGTCCCAATGAATAACGGCGCGGTCAAGCAACACCACCGTATGGCGGCAGGAGAGCCCGTAACTGGCCAGACCCTGCCAGCAGCGCCCGCAATGCCAAAGACGCCTGCGTGAGAATAGAAGACGTTTTGTTGCATCGGCTAAAAGCCGCGCAAGCAAGTTTTGCGCTTGAATCACTCAAGCGTCCCCAAAACCGCGATGCCTTTGAGTACGGCTATCGCGTGGGCGTTGTATCAGGTTACGACGCAGCGTTAGATGTACTTTTTACCATTTTGGAAGAGGAGAAAAACAGTGGCAATGACTTATGAGGACGCAATGGCAGAGGCTTTTCCGGCTGCAGAAGCCGGCATTCAGCCTTTTGGGAGCCGTGTTCTGGTACAAATTCGCAGTCCCAAACAACGCACCGCTTCGGGCATAATTTTAGATGTGGGCTCCCGAGACACTGAAAAGTGGAATACTCAGGTAGCCAAAGTCATCTCAATTGGCCCCTTGGCATTCAAGAATCGCAACACAATGGTCAGTTGGCCCGAGGGTTCTTGGTGCGTAGAAGGTGAGTATGTGCGAGTTGCCAAGTATGGCGGCGACAGGTGGGAGGTTCCCATGTCAAACGGCGAATCGGCGCTGTTTGTAATCTTTAACGACTTGGACATCATCGGGCGAGTTAACGTCGATCCGCTGTCCATTCGTGCATTCATCTGAAAGGAGATGAGAAATGGCTGAAACCCTGAACGAGAACGACGAGGACAAAAAGCCCACAGAAGACCTTGTCATTTTGGAAGACAAACCACCTCAAGACGATGAGGATGATGATCGAATTAAGGCTGACGAAGACAGCGGCACTGACTCTGAGCGGGAAGCAATCCGTGAACGGCGTCGGTTAGAGAAAGTTGAGCGCCGTGACCGCAAAGACAAGGCAATCACTCGCGACAAAACAGAACTAGACTTCCTGCGCAAGCGCAATGATGAGCTAGAACGTCGCATGGGGGCGCAGGAGCAACGTGCCCATCAGACTGACTTGCAAAATATCGACGCACACATCCGTCGTGCGCAAGAAGAAGCTGAAATGTCAGACCGGGTCATCGCTAAAGCCATTGAGTCAAGCAATGGCGCTGACGTGGCGCAGGCGTTGAAGTACCGAGACCAGGCGTTGGCCAAAATCAATCAACTCCATGCCATTAAAGCGCAGGCTTCACAAGCGCCGGTAAAGCAGCAACCGCAAGTTGATGAAGCTACCCTGAACCATGCTCGGGAATTCATGGCCGACCACCCTTGGTATGACGTTAACGGGCGTGACGAGGATAGCGCAATTGTTCTAGCAATTGATCAATCGCTAAACAAAGACGGTTACGACTCTAAGTCTGACGAATACTGGACAGAACTCAAACGTCGTGCCGCTCGCCGCCTGCCGGAGCGATTTAAGACCGAAACACGAGTTGCTCGAGGCGGTCCTGCCGTCGGTTCTGGCCGAGAACACGCACCAACCTCAACTCGCAATGAGGTCTACATCAATCCAGAACGAAAGCAAGCTCTGATTGAAGCCGGTGTATGGGATGACCCTATTTTGCGCAAGAAATACGCAGCGCGATACGCAGAATATGACCGCAATCAACGCAGTCAAGCATAAAAAACTTTATTTTTCAAAAATTGAGGTATAATCCTCACTAATCGCTGAAAGGAGCGAGAATATGTCCGACGAACGCTTAAAGAAATCCGCTGGTGACAATCGCGAGCAACGCGCTGTGCAAGACCGCACGGCGACTGAGAATCGTGAGTTGTCCGATGATGAGCGAGTTGAAATGTTCCGTCAACAGTTTTTCCAGTCCTCGTTACCTGACTTACCAAAGCTGCCCGGCTGGCATCCTTGCTGGCTAACAACGACGAACCCACGTGACTCTATCCAAACTCGTATCCGCTTGGGCTACCAGCCCATCAAGCCAGAAGATGTTCCTGGCTGGGAATACGCCACCCTTAAAACAGGTGATTGGTCCGGAT